CTTCAACCCGTTACGATTAACACAACCATTACTGCGGATAAGCGGTTTTCTACCGCCGAACTGCAGGCAGAGCTGAACATTCACGTCGATGCACTTGGAGAGTCGGGTTTTCTCGCCGGCTTCCGTGGAGGCAAAATCTAATATGCCCAGGATACCCAAAGCTTTGATTTTTAATATTGCTAGGGTACTTTCAGTGCTGTTAGAGCTGATCTTTAACCCTAACCAAACCTTCGAAGACAGTAAACTGAGAAGGGCCGTTGGCTGGAGACGCAGATGGACAAAATCCACCGAGTCGGAAGAGCCAACAAGTCTCCCTTTGGAGGGAGCGGAACGCGAAGGGGAACAAGCAAAACCCCAAGCAAATCAAAATACCGTAGAGGCTTCGGTGTGGAGCATAAACGCTCGAGTCACACCAAAGCTGACGCGACACGCCAAAGCGGCGCACTATGTACTACTGTGTGCAGCTATCTCTTGGCTTTGCTTCGCGATCTTAGGGATCAACAACCTGGATACGGATACGCTGACTTTTGCCGAGATTCTGAAACAGTCTCTCGACGAATTGCTGCGGAAGGGCTACAGTTTGCTACTGTACGCCTACCACTTCTTTTTGACGGCCTTCTCGGCTATCTAGAGAGTGGCAAATCGGACTTTCCCGGATTCAAACTTGGGAAGCTACAACACCCACAATTCCTACGTGGGCTAGTAGCTCCGATATACGCAGATCCAACGTCCAGCTTGGCAGTAAAGAACCTGAAGCTGGTTTACCAGTTTTGCGTTGCCTTTAAAAAATTACAAGGCACTGCTGATGAAAAGCGACTCAGTGATCAGCTCACTGACTTCATCCAGACCGACATCGATTTGAATTACGTCGACTGGTCACAAGAACCCGTGAGGGATATCGCACGCGACGCCCGAAAACTTATTGGGCGGGTCGTAGAGGGGTTAAACCCTTTTGATCCAGATCAAGCTCAGGATTTTCGTCCGAGGCCTGGTCCTGGTGCATGTAATACTCCCATGAAGCACGCCCATCGATATCGTCCGAGGGTGTGGTATGACGAACTTATGTCAGTTTTCAATCCTGACGAGTGGTTTAAACCTCCGTTTGCGCCACCTGGATTCATTACGAACCAGATAGATGCGCGTAAATGGTGGGAAGACCGCCCCCGTTCCTTACGGATAGGTAGACGATCCAAAAAAGCCACGCAAAAATATCTTGTGGCTGACCAAAAACCCTCCTCTCGTTTTAAATTCGTTCCTAAAACGTACGAAAAGATGAGGGGGATTTGCATTGAGGAGAACGAGGTTCAGTGGCACCAACAAGCAATTCGGCGTGCGTTGTACAAGCACATCGAGAAGCACCCGTTAACAACAGGGTA